TCAGCAACTAAATCTAATTGTCCATCAGCAGATGAATTAATATATATTGCTGTATCTCTAAACTGTAATTTTTCTGTTGTACTAAGTAATAAATCATCGGAAAATTGAAAATAATCTTCATCTTCCATCCATGTTAATACACCATCATTTGATTCGCCATCGAATGTAACCGCTATGTCTGTACCAGATGTTGCATCACCAATAGTAATTGCTGTACCTAATAACTTAGTTATTGCTCCACCTTCTGCCGCAGTACCATCGTGAGTATGTCCAGAGCTTGCAACAAATGCCGCTAATAACTGATTAAATTCATTATTTAAATCAGACGCTTCAATGACGTTTCCATCAACGATGTTACTAGAGCTTTGTCTTGTGTATGTTGCTCCCATTTATCTTCTTCCTCCCGGTGTAAATTCTAATTCAAATCCTCTTAATGCAAATGGATTGTTAGAACTTGTGTCTGTTATTTTTAAAGCTACTGCAAAACCAGAGCCTTCTATTCCTTGTCTTGTTATTGGTAAATCTCCTTGCCCATAAACTGCTGTGCCAAATGCACCACTTCCAAATATTGCACCACTTCCAGATGTTTCTAAGGTAAATGCATTTGGTTGTGGAGTATCACTATCATCGTAGTTATATCGTATAAACATACTAGCACTTACTTCACCTTCTGGCTTCCAGTTAACATTAACTCGTTGCATATTTTTTCTAACGCCGGGGTCTCCCATTGTCATATCTGGAGAACGAAAAGTTGCATCCATAGTTGATGTTAAACCTGCTCTTGTCCAAACATTACCATCATCTTGTTTGTATATGTAACCATCATAGCCACCCGATACAGTCGTTTCTATATTGTTAATTAAATCAGAATCACAACTAGAAACTTTTAAACCTTTTATATCTGCATACTCAAAACCCATTTGTTGTGTGTTAGGATTTTGTTTTATAACAGCTATTAATCCTTTTGAGCTTGCTTCTGCTCCTAATGTTATTGGGTAAAATAAACGATACTGGGATTTATCTCTAATAACTAAAGATGTTACATTATCATAACCGATATCATTTATTCTATCTTGTACTTGTTTTGATACAGTGCCTAATTCTACGTCACCAATTCTTGCCGTACCTGCAATAGTACGAATACCATCTGCCGCTAAGAATATGATGTCACCACCTATCTCTTGGATAGAGTGATGTGATAAAGTACCTATACCTTTTGCTACCTCGGCTTTTGCAAAGTTGCTTGAACTTGTACCTGCTATTTTATATATACTACTTTCACAAAATACAAAAAGTTCATCACGAAATACTTTTAGTCCAGTAATAACATCACCCATAATAATAGAGCCTGCCCCTGTATCAAAATCATCTTCTGTATAAGGGCCAGAAAATACTAATGTTGATGTTGCATTAGACATTCCTGCATAAAACATATGGTTTGCAAATGATTTTACAAATTTAGGATTAGTTGGTGCAGTGCCTCCGCCTGTTGCATTTATTATATCTTCTGAATAACTTGTATTTAAAGTAAATGCCGCCGCTTCTCCTGTAGCAATAATTATTTTATCAGTACCATCAAAATTATATTTATCAAAATCATAAGTATTTGTAGTACCTTTACTTGTTGCTCTTGATGTCCAACTTCCAGAAGTTGACCCTGTATAAACTGTACCACCTCTAGCCGCTATAATTAAATCATTAAATATAGCAGACATTTGTATTCTTTCAGTAGAAGCTGAAACTTGTGGAACTATTGTCGAGTTGTATAATGTAGTTCCATTTAGTCTTCTGTAACCACCTTCAATACTTGGTTCAAAGTTTTGCAGTTGTAAAGCTTCTCCGGGATGCATAGCAAAAACATCTTTGTTTAGTACTAAGCCACCAGAGCAACTTACTACCATAGGTTTTTGCATACCTGTATATGGCATTAAAATACTCCAGAACCTACACGCCCTCCATGATTAACTCTATGGTCTGTCATGTATGATGCATTGTTAATGTATTCTACTCGCATAGCTTTTAAAGCTTCTTTAACTTCTCTATCAGCAAGCTGTGCCGCTTGTAAATCTGACCTTAAAATGTGAGCATAATATTTTGCTCTATTAATTATAATACCTTTAAATCTATCATCTAAATCCATTGTATCACCATGTGCTGATAAATCAGTATGCACTTTCCAGTACTCATACTCTATTGTATAATTACTTGCATCTGGAACTGGTGATAAACCAAATTTTTTATCTTGTGTTGGATAGACTATATCGGGAGTACCATAAGAAGATGAATTATTATTTAAATCTCTTTCTAAAAACATGCGATTATAATTATCGTAAGTTATATACTTTAATTTTTTTACAGGTATATTTTCAGATATTCTAACATAATCAACATCCATGTTTGTAGCTGTTGATGTATTATTTATAGTTATATAACTTGTCTGTGCTGTTGCAGTAAATGATGTATCTAAAACTGCTCCTGCACCAAAATCAGAAACTGTTAAGGTTGTACTTAAATTTTGTGTGCCTTCTGCGGCTGTGCCTACTTGTACTTTTAATGCTTGTCCAGTACTATTAGAATCAAAAACTCTTATTTGTACTCGATAATCTTTATTTACTACAGTAGATATAGCTTGATAAGCGGCATAATCATTTAATCTTAATCTACCATTACCTCCACTATTATAAGCCGCACTGCCTGCACCTGCTATAGTTGTCCAACTATTAATATTAGAAGTAAACTCGCCATTAGTAACTAATTCTTTAGGAACTAACCTAAAAGTTTGCCAATCTATTTTTCTGTAAGGTAAATCTGTGCTTTGAGGAGATGCAGAACTAGGAAGAGCATATTCTCTTTGACCTGCATAAGTATCCTGTGTAGTAGATATATATAAATCTGGTATTTCTGATATACTATTGTATATCTCATGCATAGCTTTTACAACAAACTTTTTAACAGATGTCTGTATTCCACGACTACTTGAAAAAGTAGTAGATGTTAACTCTGATTCGTTTAGTTCGTTTAATACATTATTTACTAATGTTAAATATGTTGTGCTCATGTCTCCCTTTATATATTATACACTAAATCCTTGTTTTGTCAAGATTTTTTATGGGTTTGGCAGAATTTAGATGCCGCACCAACTGAGCCAAAACCCCAAGCTTTAAGTGCTAGTGCCTTACGGGTCGGTCTTCCCTTAGAATCTTTCATTGGCCCTTTCATTCCTGCAAATCTACAGGCAAAAGAAACACGCCTAGGACTAGTTCCAGATTTTAATGGTGCTTTTAAATTACCCCCATCTTTACTTTCAAAATGTTTTCTTCCTTTTTCGTTTAATCCACCACTAGGATTTTGGTATTTTTTAGCAACCATTAACTCCTCGCTATTTTTTTAGCCTTTGCAGATAGGTCTTTAAAGTGAAATAGTTTTTTACTATTTTTTGTCATAGTAGCACCAGTCATTAAAGTTCCGTCTTTATGCTTATGTGTTTTACCTTTCCACTCCTTACCGTCTTTTGTGTAATGCTTTACACCTTTCATTATTTGCCTTTCTTTTTATTCATATGCATTTTACCGCCATACATTTTCTTAGTAGGTTTCTTCATAGAACCACCATACATTTTCTTAGTAGGTTTCTTCATTTTACCACCATACATTGCTGTTGCAGTTTTTTTCTTATTTTTATTACCAAGCTCTTTAAAATCAGCCGCAGTTAATTTACCTTTAGGTTTTGCTACATCTAATTTAGCTTGACCACCTACCATCATTTTCTTTTTCTTTTTCATTGTACCACCATACATTGCTGTTGCAGTTTCTTTCTTAGCTTTATTTTTTTTAGAGTTAGGAAAACCTGCTTGCATATTAGCATAAGCTTCTGGTGATATAGTTGATTTTGATTTAGGGTTACTTGTTCCTGCTTTTTTTTTCGCATTAATATTAGCGTATAATCCACGTTTAGCCATTTTTTTTATCCTCAGTTGGTTTAGTAAATATTGTCCAAAAAGCCGCCGCTAATCCATAAGGGTCATCTTCTGGATAACCTATACAATTTAGTTTAACTTTTGGTTTAGTTTTTAACTTAGTTTTATATTTTGTATTTTTTATTTTTTTAAGCACCACAGGAATCGCACTCCTCGGGGCAAACACAATCACTAATTCTTAATGCACCGCATGTAATACACGGCGTACATGTACATTCTAATTCTTTTCCACAATTACACGGGTTTATCAATTTTATCCTCCAATAAGTTTAAAAGTTTATCTAATTTATTTTCTATTTTTTCTATTCTTTTTTCTAAATCTTCTTTGCCTTCATCAAAAAATTCAATTTTTTTTTGACTGGCTGTCATGTTCCAAGTTTTTGCAATTTCTTCAGTCATATTTTTTTAAGTATTTACAAGGTTTATTTGTGTGTAGCCCACAACATTGACCACACTGTGTGCACTCCCCATCATACTTATTTGTATTTTCATTCCAAATAAAAGTACATTCTTCTATTCCCAATGGTCTCATAGTATTATCAGAACATTTTTTTGGTTCCCAAAACATTATTTCAAGTTTATTATTTATAATAAATCGTTTATTAGGATTACCGGGAAAATAATCTTTTGTTAATCCAAGTCGTGATGATTCCCAACAACCATCAGCATTATTTGTAGAACTAAATCTTTTTTCTATGTTGTTATACACAGAACAATAATACTTGGTCATATAGTAAAGGGGGCACAAAGGCCCCCATTATCAATTAAAATTATGAGCTGTTAGAAGCAGTTTCATCTGAACCACTTACATCACACATTACTGCCCATACTCTAAGCTTACTTGCGTTATCAGTTGCACCTAACACTTTAACATCAATTGTGTCCGCAGAACCATATACATGTCCTACGTTTGAAGCGTTAGCTACTTGAGCACCATGGCCTGTAGACGTTGAGTCTAAACCATCAATGTATCTATCTACATCGCCGCCGTCACCTACGTCAAGTGTAACACTTGAAGGTGAAGCAGTTAGTACTTCAATTCCCGCATTAATAACTAGAGTTTCTGCCGGTACGTTTAATACCTGTACTATATCGTTAGCCGCAGGGTCAAACAGTGATAAATCAACTGTGTTTTCAACCCAATAAGGCTTTCTTCTAGTAGAAGGATGTCCGGCTGTTCCGCCTGTAACTTTACTATAAGTTGTCATTTAATCCTCCTATATTATGTTAAGACAACTGCTGTTTTAGTAATAGCTTCTGGTCTTAAAACCTTGCTACCATAAACATGCAATCCTCTAATTACGTCAGAAAAAGAATCTGGGTCTCTAACTACTTCAGTTTTCGCAATGTGCGAAGCTGTTGCACAAGCAGACATATGTCCACCCATACAGAAGTAAGCATTAGAAGTACCAGATACTGTAATAATATCTGTTCCAGACCTATTTAACGCTGTTGTTTTATACAATTTCATACCAGAAATCGTAATGTCGGATACTTGACCATTAGCCAATGGAGATTGACCGCCTCCCATTACAGACATGTCCATAACTTTTGAAGCCGCCGCACCTAATTGTTCATAAAAAATTGGAGGTGCTACAAACCATCTATTTTCCTCTGGTACAGATTGGTCGTCTAGTAGACGAGCCGCTTCTGCTATAACACTGTGAGCTAAGTCACCTGTGTTAGCAGTTACTGCTGTTCCTGTATTAATTCCAGAAGTAGTAGAAATAGCTTCTAAAACATCTCTATCATATTTTCTTTTAAGAGCATAAGCTCCAGAAGAAGTAGCTAGAGCTTCCCAATTAACATGAGATTGTCTTTCTTCGATGTCATCTACTTTAAATGCAAAATAGTTAGCTGTGTCCACGACTAAAGTGTCTTGGTCGTCAGCAAGATTTTGTAAATTAGTAGTTTGACCTTTTGTGTAAGAAGCGACAGAAATTGTCGGTTCTTTTATAATTTTTACGGTGTCGCCGTAATTCTCAATTTCACCCGCATAATCAGTGTTAGTGATACCCTCAACAACAGAGCTTCTACGGAAATATTTGAGAACTTTTTGCGAATATATCGCCGGTAGCCAATTACCCGAAGGTAAGTTGTCATAACCTGCTGATGCACTTATCGCCATAATTATTCTCCTATAAGGTTAAGTTATTAAGCTCGAGTATCAACACGCCCTTCTCTAAAGGCAATATCAATCTCTTTCTCGAACTTTTCATAAGTCCTTGAACTCATTTTTTGAATCTCAGACTGTTTCCAAATTTTCTTATTAGTGTCGCCAGAAACATTTACAGACTTGGCCTTTGTCTTTGTCACGCTCTGAGCCGCACTAGTAATCGAACTTGGTCTGCTCTTACTTAATCCATTGTCCGCTTTGTACAAATCAACAACACGAATTGCCCATTTAGAATCTTTACTATTTTTAGTTACACCATCTGATATAGATGCAGGTTGAGTATTCAACCAATCTATAAATTCTTGTGAATCTTTTAATTCAATAAAGTCTGGGTGAGCATTAACTAATTCTCTATAAGCATTTTGTACAACTAAATCTTCTTCACGTTTACGAAGTGTTTTAACTTCTTCTTGTAAAGATTCTACTTGTTTTGATGCTTGTTTTTGAGATATAGTTTCTACCACATCATACACATCTGGATATTTCTTTTTAAATTGTTCAAGGTCTTCATCAGACTTTGGCGGAGTATAACTCGCCATTGCTTTACTTTTTTCAGCAAGTCTAGCTTTAGCCTCTAGCTCTTCTAACTTCTGCTTATTTTCATTTTGCTTTCTGTCGTAGTGCGATTTAAGGTCGTCATATCTTTTTTTGTAATCATGGTTTGGTTGAGTTTCATTGTTACCAATAAAACCTGTTTGTTGAGGAGTGGCCTCTACGGTGTCCTCTACAGCTTGTCTAGGGTCTTCAACTTCTTTATCTAAATCCTTACGATAAGAATTTTGATACATTGTTGAACGCCCATCGTCAACCACGTCTTGTTTATTTTGTATTTCTGCTTCTTTAGCTTTTGCTTGAGCCATTATTTCCTCCTATGGGGTCACACACTGTGAGTAGCCATTTTTGGTTGTTGAGTACGTTAGGGGTTATACCGATTGTATAAGTAGCCTTGTACTAATCCTAAGTCTTACGTTAGGAAACTTTTTAATTGTTTGCCATCATTCCTCTTGACCGCATATTTTCTATTACGTCATTTCGGAGCTTTTGTTGGTTAGCTAGAGATGGTGAAAATGTTACACCAGAATTTTTTGTGCTTTTATTATTTAATAAAAATGATTTAGAATCAACATTAAATAATTCTTTATATAATTCTTGTGCTCTTTTTACTCTTTTGTCAATGTTTGGTTTTCCGGGCCTTAAAAATAACTCAGAAAATTTATTTGTTATTTCTTCTGTAGAACCATTTGTTAAAACACCTATTAATTTTGTTCTATTACCTGCTCCAATATCAACTCCAACACCATTAAATATATTATCTAAAACATAATCTACTTGAGCATCTGCCGAAGGAGATATACCTTTATCTTTTTTATATTGGTTATAGGCATCCATATGGTCTTTTTCAAATTGAAAAAGCCCTTGACCAGAGCCTCCTATTTGTTGTGTTTTATAATCAAATGTATCACCAGTTTCTACTGCTATATTTCCCATAATACCTGCTATAGCTTCTGGTCTAAGCTTATAAGGCTTAGTTCCATCTTGTATAATATTTTGATTATTTAACGCTCTAAAAACAAATTCTTGATTACTTAGAATAGGCTTTTTTTTTAGTTCTATTTTTTTACCTTCTTTTAATTTAACAGGTTTCATAAAACCTTCAAAACTTTGTGACCTGTTAGCTAATTCTGTTTCATCATCCTGTGCTTCTGGAGACATAGGAGATAGTAATTTACTTCCTACTGAACTTTGTCCTGCAAAACTTTCTTGAGGTACAGCTATAGGTTGATTTTTATTTTCATCTAAACTTACTTGACCACCTACTGCCGCTAACATGCCTTTTGGTTGATTTGGTTTTTGTGGTTCTACTCGTTGAGGCATAAAACCTTGTTGTTCTTCTTTTGCTTTATTTGCTTGTTCTATTTCTGAAACTCGTTTTTTACCTCTGTTGTTTATTTTTTCTAGCTTGTCATAACCTATTTGTTGAGCAATAACTTTAGGTATAATAGTTTCTTTATTACTTACTCTAACATCTATTTCACCGTCTGGCGTTCCATAATTTACTTTAACTCCTTGTGTTGCTAATTCTCCTTCAGCACCTTTTATCATTTTAAGTAAATCACTATAACCCATCATTTCAGAAGCAGGAGCGTTAACAAC